CGCCAAGTGGCTCGAGTTCGTTCTACGAGCCAGCGTTCTATTCAGATGCCGTCAAGGACTGCAACCTTTGCAGCCTCTTGGGTGGCAGAAACTGGCACTCGTGCTGAAACGACTGGTTATACGACGCAGCTTGAAGAAATCCCGACGCATGAGCTGTACGCTCTGGTTGATATTTCGGAAGCATTGCTGGAGGACAGCGTGTTTAATCTGGAATCGGAGATGTCCACCGAATTTGCCGAGCAGTTTGCCAAAGCTGAAGGTACTGCCTTCACGACTGGTAATGGCGTAGGCAAGCCGGAAGGGTTCACGACCAATACCGGAGCGAGCACCACAGGCGGGTCTGGCGCAGTAACTGCCGATACCCTGCTGACCCTGGTTCATGCGATTAAAACGGAATACGGCAGAAATGCTATTTTTGCTTTCAATCGTGCGACGCTTGGGGCAATCCGTAAGCTGAAGGATACTGCTGGTCAGTATATTTTCCAGCCTGGCATGAGTGGCATCACGGGCGTACCGAATACGATTCTCGGTTATCCGTATGTTGAAATGCCGGACATGGCAGACGTTGCATCTAGCGCAAAGTGTATTGTGTTCGGTGATTTCAGGTCAGCCTATACGATTGTTGATCGTATCCAGCTTTCAATCTTGCGCGATCCGTTTACTCAGGCGACTTCTGGCAATGTCAGATACGTTGCTCGTAAGCGTGTCGGTGGCCAAGTTGTCCTGCCAGAAGCAATCCAGGCATACGTTCCGTCTTAATAGGAGATAAAAAAATGTTTGATCTTTCCAATAATATCGCCACGGCTATCTCAGTCAAGGCGGCAGTGACAACTGCAAATACCACTGGAACGGGCGTTGATCTCAGCGGTTACGAATCTGCTGTAATGATTTGTGACGTAGGTGCTGAGGGCGACACGCTTTCCTCATCGGTATATTTTGAATTTGCCATCCAGCACTCGGATGACAATTCAACCTTTACCGCTTGCACTCAGGCAAATATCATCGACGGCACTATTGCTGCCAATGGCATTTTCTGGAAAGTTGACGGTACTACCGGCGGCGATCCTGATACTACTGGCGCAATCATGCGCGTCGGTTATGTTGGCGGCAAGCGTTACATTCGCTGCGTGATTACAAAGACCGGAACCCATACCAATGGAACTCCGATTGGCGTAATGGTTGTTAAAGGCAACGCGCGTCATACCAGCGCAAATGCTTTCACAGCGCATAATGCTTAATTAATAAGCAATAGACCGGACAGGGATAAAACCTTGTCCGGTTTTTTTATTTGGAGCAAAGCAAATGCCGATTGTAATGATAAGAAACGCTGTCGGAATTAACGATCCTGACGGCAACACAACAAAGAACTATCTGTCCGGTGAAGTATTGGACACGGATATAGAATGGATCAATAAACTTGCACAAAGATTTATCGAGCAAGGCGCAGCAGTAGAAGCTCAGGCAGAATTAAATTTGCAAGAAACAAAAAAGAAAACTAGGAAAAAGAAAATAGAAAATGAGGACGCTTGATTCTAATATCAGCACTCAGTTTTCCAGTGATTCTGTTGTTCCTTATTACGCGATAAGCGCAGCATTTAACGCATCGGATATATTGAGGATATGGTCTGGGTATGGAGATGTCACCATACTGGGCAATACTTACTCTGGCGCAGGCGAATTATTAAATATTACGCAAGTATCCGAAACGTCACAGACAACAGCAGAGGGCGTAGAGATAACAATATCAGGCGTACCGTCTGCAATTTTAACTTATGCCCTGGATGCTGAATATCAAAATAAATCTATTATTTTATATCTTGGAGTTTTATCAAAAACAACGCTGCAACCTGTCGGGAATCCTTACACTTTATTTTCTGGACTTATGGACGTTATGACCATAAGTGATTCTGCGGATACATTATCAATAACAGTATTTGCTGAAAATAGGATGATTATACTTAACAGAGATAGAATCATTCGATACACGAATGAAGATCAAAAGAGAATTTTCTCAGACGACAAAGGACTTGAATATGTGGCTTCTATCCAGGACAAGCCATTTACGTGGGGATCAGGCGGTGGCATAGGCGCATATAGAAGTGGATCAACATTTACAGCAGAAGATATAAGGCGCAGGCGTGAAGATGAATAGAAAACGTCTGCCTAATTGGGCATCTAATGTGAATCAGACCATTGAAAAATGGCGTTATAAAAAATTCTGCTGGGGAAAAAATGATTGTTGTAATTTAATTTATGATATTGAGTTATCAATATACGGTCAAAGTGACGCGACATTTTTAATAAATAATAAATATACAAACAAGACCGATGCTATCGAGTTATGCAAAAAGAATGGATATAGTAATTGGATAGAATATATTGCAAAAAATTATCAAAGAATAGACAAAAATTTTGCAACATTGGGCGATATAGGCTTGGCAAAATATAATAATTTATATTCTGCAAGTGTCTGTATAGGTAGCAAATATGCTTCGGTGAGCGAAAACGGATTAGTATTTTTTGGAAATGAGAATATAAAAAGAACATGGCGTTTATAATTCTTTTAATCCTTTTTGTACCTGAGACTGTCTACGCTGATCCTGTCAGCGCATTGATAACAGCAACAGCATCAACAATAGTTGCCGCCTTCGGCTCTGAGGTAACGGCGGCAATTCTAGCAAAAACATTCATAGTATCAGCAGCAACAACATTGCTTGTGACTGGCGCGGCAAAAGCACTTGCACCAAAACCTAGAAAACAATCTGCTGCCACTGTACTGCCTAACTCTGGGCAGACTTTTATGGTTCGTGACAGCATCGCTTCAAGAAAAATAATCTATGGGACGACGCGAGTATCTGGTGTAATAACTTATGCCCAGACAATGGCAGATGAATTGCATATTATTCTGGCAATCGCGACACATGAGGTCGAATCTTATAATCAATTCTATTTTAATGATGAATCTTTAGGACTTGACGGAAATGGGTGGATACAAACTCCAACAAAATACGCGAATAAGGCAAGAATATTATATAGAACAGGAGCAGATGATCAATCAGTTATGCAGGAACTGGTAGATGCCACTGCTGCAAATGCTGAAGTATCATCAGAAGGTTTATGGACGCAAGATCATAAAATGTCAGGCATTGCTTATTTATACATAGTATTGATAAACGACACTACTGCCTATGCGAATGGAATACCTAATATATCCGTGAATGTATCGGGTAAAAAATTATATGACACACGAAGCGCAACAACATCTTATTCAGCTAATCCAGCTCTAGTTTTATATGATTATTTAACAAATACCAGATACGGATTAGGCATCGATTCATCAGAGATTGATACTACTGCATTTAATACTGCCGCAAATTCATGCGACGAAACTGTAACTAAATCAGATGGTTCTACAGAATCAAGATATGAATCGAACGGGTTACTTGACACAAGTTCATCATACGCGAATAACATAGAAGCAATCCTCAGCAGTATGTATGGCACATTCTTTTATTCTGGTGGTGTATTTTCTGTAAAGGCAGGCGTTTATCAAGTGCCAACAGTGACATTGACTGAAAATGATTTTATATCTGAATTAGCAATACAGACAAGGCAAAGCAAAAGGGATTCTGCAAACGGAATAAAAGGTACATTTAATCCGATAGAAACGAATTATATAACAACTGACTATCCATCCGTCATATCAGAAACTTTTATCAATGAGGACGATGGCGACGAAAATATAATGGATTATCCTTTGCCATTGACAACATCTGCAACAATGGCGCAGAGGATAGCCAGAATAGCCTTATATCGCGGTCGCGAACAAATGACGATTAGCATGAAGTGTAATTTACGAAATGCTTTTAATCTTCAAATCGGCGACAGCGTTATGGTAACAAAACAGAATCTTGGTTTTTCTAGTAAAGTTTTCCAAGTAGCGCAATGGTCGTTCAATATTGATAATTCTGGCCTATTTATTGATTTAACACTGCGCGAAATATCAAGCTCTGTATATGATTATGAACTTGCAGACGAAAAAGTATTTATAACAAACAATACCAGCTTATTTGTGCCTGATGTATTAACCGCTCCTGGGTTAAGTGTAACGGAAGAATTGCGAGACTATAACGAACAGGTCATAACAGCAATTATAATCACCTTGTCTACTTCAAGGTATTTCATTGATAGGTATGAGGTAGAGATAAAACGCAATGTAGATACGAATTGGATAAATATAGGCAATTCATCAAGCCAGATATACGAATATCTAAATGCAGAAGATTCAACAATTTATAATATACGAGCCAGGGCAATAGGATCTTTCAATCAGAAAAGCGACTATTCAACCGCAAATATAACTATCGTTGGCAAAACAGCACCACCATCTAACGTTACGGATTTATCTGTAAATATTATTGGTGATTCTGCTGTATTGACCTGGACACCTGTGCCTGATCTTGATTTATCGCATTACACAATCCGACATTCATCTCTTACTTCTGGCGCGACATATTCAGGATCAAGAACAATAGTCGATAAAGTATCAAGACCTGGAAATCAGGTAATAGTACCTGCATTGACTGGAACATATTTTATAAAGGCAATAGATAAACTTGGTCTTGAATCACTGCTAAGTACAAGCACAATAGCAGTTATAAATAAAATAGAAAACATGGCAGGCGGTTATGAAACAGTTATAACTGCAACAGAAAATCCTACATTTTCAGGTACGCTAGACGATACCGCT